TTTAGTTCTGAAATAGCATATTCTTTAATTTCTTGAATATGAGCAGAATATTTTTCTAAATTATCCATTGATAATTCTAATGCTTTCCCTAAACCAACGATTCCTACCACATTTTCCGTTCCTGCTCTCAGGCTTCTTTCTTGCGTTCCTCCCACAATAAGACCCTTCAAGCCAGAGGATTTTCTGACAAATGCGAATCCGACGCCTTTTGGGCCATGGAATTTATGCGCACTGCATGAAGCGAAATCAATAGGAATTTTTGAAAAATCTAAATCCAAATGTCCCACAGTCTGCACCGTATCAGAATGGAAGAGGGCGTGGTTTTGCTTACAGATTTCAGCGGTTTTTTCTATGTCTAATAAATTTCCGATTTCGTTATTGGCATGCATCAGACTCACCAAAGTCTTTTTATCAGATGATTTTAGGATTTTTTCCAGCTCGGCTAAATCAAAATTACCGTTTTTGTCAGGGCGAAGATAGACAAGCTCCACGCCTTTGTGGTTTTTCATTTCAAGGCAGGATTCTGACACGCATTTGTGCTCAAGGGCAGAAGAAATGATTCTTTCTACTCCGAGATGCTCCACGCAGGATTTGATAATCAAGTTGTTAGACTCCGTTCCACAAGAAGTGAAAATAATCTCACCTGGAGTTACTCGTAGATATTCTGCTATTTTTCTTCGGGCATTTTCTATCAAGGTTTTAGCCTCTTGCCCGATGCTGTGCGTAGAGGACGGATTTCCGTAATGATTTCTCATCACAGAGAGCATTTCTTCTATAACCTGTTCGTTTAGAGGAGTAGTAGCTGCGTTGTCTAAATATATTTTATTCATAGATTATTGAGATTTTTTTAAATTCTATTTTTTTTGGAACCGAAAAAATAATGTAAGGTCTGGTAACAACCTGAATACTAAACTCTAAATCTGTTTCGTGTTCTTTTTCAAATTTTCCTTTTTTGATGAACAATTCCAAAGTTTCTCCATTCACTCTGTAAGCATCAAGTTTCTCAGGTGTATGGCTTCCAGACCGAAATTCTCCCAAATTATACTTTATTACTTTTCTGTTTTTAGGAAATGTTATTTTCTGATTATCAGTGTTTTCAATGTCTATTATAAATGTTCCTTCACCCAGCATAGCTTTATCCAATTCTTCTTGGTTTTTAATCAAAGAAAAACTCGGATATAGCAAAAATACATTATATTCTTTAAAACGGCAAAAGGTAAGTTCTGACCGTCTTCAAGAAATCGCAGATTATTTCGGAGTATCTACTGACTATCTATTAGGTCGGACAGATAACCCAGCTATCGCAGGAGAAAAAGCTCCAGAGCATGAAATAGAACTTGATGACTTGGACGGCCGCATCATGCTCTTTGATGGCAAGCCATTGTCTGATGATGACAAGCGAGCTATTAAGGGTATCATAGAAGGCTACCTCAATAGCAAGAAATAAGTTTAGGCGAGGGGAGATTATGGATAAAGAAAAAGAACTGTTGGAGCAGTATGAGGTATCACTTTATACTTTCGAGCCAGACCAATGGGCTGGGCGTGGTTTCTATGACGCAGATACAAGGACTATTTTCTTGAACAGCTCCTTATCGGCCAAAGAACGCTATCAAGTCCTATTTCATGAGTTAGGTCATCTCGAGCACATCGGGACAGTCTATAAATATGCTGCCGTCCGCTGTGAGAATGAAGCCAATCGTTTCATGATCCGACATCTGGTCCAGGAAGAGCTGGCCAGCTATGATGACCCAGCAGCATTTAACTGGTCTAACTTTGCTAAAAAATATAATTTAAAAACGACCACGGACGAACTCATGATACAAGACGAGTATCTGAAGTTTGCTGGTGGGTTTTGAAAAGGTGAATTATGGGAAAGAATAATCATAAACGAAGATTAACTAACGCTAGAGACATCCTCTTACGAATTGCCGATAATCCACATAATTTAAAATTTCGCTCTCTTCCATCTCATGAAGTTTTGAGAGCAAAAAGTTTTCGCTCTGAAAACAAAGCGAAAAGACAAAAATTCATGCGTTATAAACGAGGGACGGTTGTATTTGTTCATTTCGGTATCAATGTTGGATCAGAATTTTCCAACTCACATTTTGGTATTGTATTAGATAAAGATGACCACCCAAGCCAAGGGAAATTAACCATACTTCCGCTTACATCAAAAAAGGGGAAAAGTAACGTTTCGATTGATAAAGAGATATTTTCCGGAATTATGAATGATACTGAGAAGCATGTACAGGAAATTCAAAAGCTAATAGGAATTACCACCGATATCGAATTTCTTCACCATGTATCCCCTCAGCCTCCGGCTTATATTTCACCCACAGAGGAACACGACAATTACTCTTTATGGATAGAGTTTTTTAATAGACACGATCCAGAACATCAACATGTGCCTGCTGAAAATACAATTGTTAGAAAATGGATTCAATCAGATATTGATAAAGTAAACCATCTAAAAAAATTGTATGATAACTATAACAAGGTGTCTTACGCAAAAATAGACTCAATAACTTCTGTCAGTAAATTAAAAATAGCCAAACCCATTAATGACTTAGATCCAGTCGGAAAGATAAAATTAAGCCATAAAGTCATGGATAAAATAGACCAAGCTATTGCTAAAAAACTTTTATCTGGCCCATGGAAAAAACATTGACAAAAACTTTTTTTAATGTTACTATAAAGGTGCAATTTTGGTGACGTAGTCATCATTGTGGAATTATTTTGGGTCGAAAGACTCACTGAAGGCACCTGTCTAATAGATAGGTGCCTTGTTTTTAAATAAAAAAATCCCCACATTCTCGGCCGGCAAGCTTGAATGTAGGGAAACCTTGTATAAGAAACAACCATTCAAAAGGTCGTTTTCTTGTACTCATTTTATCAAGAAATGAGGTGAAAATCAATGGAAATTAAGTCTTACAAGAAGAAAAATGGCGATACGGCCTATATGATCCGTGTCTATATGGGCAAAGTAAAAGGTACTAGCCGATATGTAACTCGCAGAGGATTTCAAACCAAAGCTAAAGCCAGGGCTGCCATTTTAAACCTACAAGAAGAGTTGGAAAAGGCAGAGGAAAGCAAGACTGAAAAAACAGTCTATGAAGTGTCAGAAGAATGGCTCAAAGAATACTATGATACCGTGCAAGAAAGCACTTATATTAAGACTTACAGGAATATCAAGAACCATATTTACCCAGAATTAGGAAGCCAAAGGATAATCAGTATAACACCTATACAAATGCAAGAGCAAGTCAACGTTTGGTCTAAGAAGTTGGTCTATGGACGCAAGTTAAAAGGTTTGATGAACAATATCTTTAAGTACGCTGTGCGGCACGGTTACACAAGCAGCAATCCAATGGATAGCGTAGTCACTGCAGTTAAGAAGCAACATGATAGCACTAGCGACTTTTACGACAAGAACGAGCTAAAAGCATTCCTGAAATTAGTTGGCAAGACAGGAGACATCAGAAAGATTGTCTTGTTCCGTCTTTTGGCATTCACAGGCGCTCGGAAAGGCGAGGTTTTAGCCCTCAAATGGGAGGACTGGATGGATAACACTCTGGACATAAACAAAGCCATCACAAGAGGTTTTGGAGGGGAAGAAATAGGCACTACTAAGACCGCTAGCAGCAAGCGATTAATAAGTCTTGATCCAAAAACTCAAAAGCTGCTATCTGAGTATAGGAAAAGTTCGACTGGCTCAGATTATATTTTCGGCAACGAATTAAATAAGCCAATTCCTAGCACTCTGCCTAGAAAATGGCTGTTAGATATAGTCAAGGATAGCAAGGTCAAACCAATCAAGATACATGGCTTTAGACATACGCATGCCAGTCTATGCTTTGAAGCAGGCATGACCTTGAAACAAGTACAGCATCGACTAGGGCACTCTGATTTAAAAACGACCATGAACATCTATACTCACATTACTAAGCAAGCAAAAGACGATATTGGGGAAAGATTTGCGAATTATATAGACTTTTAGGAGGGATACCTCCTTTTTGTAACTCCTTTTGTAACTCCTTTTTTCAAAAAGGTTTAGAAAATAATAGAAAAAGATAAAATAAAAACCGTTGAATTATCAACGGTTTAAGAAACTTTAAGAAGTTTTAAGGAATAATAATGGAGCCGGTGGGAGTATCCGAAGTGTTTATATGACGGCATTTATTCAAAAGTATAACTCCTTTTAATGCTCTTTTTGGGCGTATTTTGGGTTTAAATGCCATTAAATCTTTCATTTCAGCGAACACCTGATTAATTTTGTTAATGTCAACAAAACTGGTAACTAAAGCATTTTGCCGGTTATAACAAATAAATTTTTAAGCAAACAAAAAAGCCCCGACCAATCGGCCGAGGCAGTGTATTATTTAAAAGTGTCTTATAAAGGAGCGAACTCCTTTCTGTTCTTATCCGTGAGCTTTTGAAAAGCGAAGGAAGTCATCATCTCCCAGCTCAACGATAGCGAAACCTAATCTATCTTTCATGCTGTTTACTGACTTGATATCGGACAATCCAACGTATTTCCCGCCTACGAAAACTCCGTATCCATATTTTTTGTTAGTTACGATAAATTCTTTCATTAGTTTTAAATCCTCCAAGTTTTTGATTACAATATCTGCTTTTGGTGCATCAAATGGCAGCTCAAACCAGCCGAGCATTTGCTGTGCTGGCGCTTGCCAATTGACATAGCTAAATGTGCCGTCGCTAGATAGATTGCGAACAACCTTGCGGGTCCATCCGCCGTTGTATAGAGCGTCAGCATTGCTGTCGATGTTCTGCTCAATGGTTGTAATTGTACCATCTGGATTGTTTGCGACCACAAATCCGATATGTCCGAACTCGTGATATGGCAGACAGTTAGACACAAATACAGCCCCTACAGGCGGGTTATTAGAGCCGTTAAAGTATGTCACTTTAAGACCTAGATTTGCAGCACGGTCTAAGCAATCTATTGCATTGACATAACTAAAATTAAGCTTGTATAGCCCTTGATACTGCAAAATGTTATCAATTAAAGCTACACATTGCAAGATGTTACGTTCCGCTCCTCTGCCTTGCCTATTTCTAGCAAGGTTTAACAAACGGAACTCTACTAGTTTCCTAGCAGCTCAGACTATATCTTCAGTAAACTCTTAAATTATCATTGTTTTCCATATTATGTTTCATTATTGCTTGTATTCTGGCGTTATGAGCTTGTTCTGCAGTATCAAAAGTTCCAAGGTTTACTCTCTTGTCACGTTTGATATTAAAATAAGCTTGATATTTGCCATTAGTTCTTGGCGATACCCCAGGGAACCCAGATTTTCCGACATGAAAATTTCTGTTTCTACAATTTTCTTGTCTTGTTACCCAACGGCAATTTTCCTTGGTGTAGTTACCGTTGTTATCAATCCTGTCTAACTGGTGCTCCGGCGTAGGCGGTTCACCCATGTCTTTGTAAAATGACAAGAAGTCTTCCTGCCACTCTTCACACATAGTTATACCTCTACCACCGTAACGGTCAAAATGCTGATAAGACTTTTGATAGCACCTCTTTTTAATGCCTTTCCAAATGTTATATACTTTTGTCCCGTGCATTCCGTGCTTTTTCTGAAACATATTTATACCTCGATTGATTTGATATTTCTATTATATCAAAATACGGGGTAATCTGCATGGCAGTTAGTTCACTGTCCTGTGCTGTCCGTCAGTTGACGGCTCTTAGTCGTTGAACCTTCCGCCTCTTTTACCAAGGCGGCTCGGCTGCTGATTTCCCAATCTATCAGATTTTCGAACTGTCACGTTTGCCATTACTGGCTCCGTTGTAGTTCTGATAGCTTAAGGGAGTTCCAGCAATTCTCAGGATTAGGAGGCCAATGTCTAACCTCCATAAGGATTGGTAGGCACTTCCATGCGCTGATTGACTGCACTTTCCAGCTTATCAAGTAGTTGTTTTTGAGTCGTCAAAAGACCACCCCCTTATTAGTCTTCTTTGAGTTCAGACAAGTTCATCAAGATACATGTCAGACCTGCAAGTCCGACTGTTGATGCAACTACTACCCAGTTGACTTCTGTCAGCAGGGCAGACGAGCCAATGACACCAAGCGCTGCTTGAGCCATAGTCTTGATTACTTTGATAGCGAGTTTTTTAGTGTATGTGTTCATGATTTAACTTCCTTTCTTTTCGATCATGATTTTGAGTTCTTTGACATCTTCTGTCAAATTCTTGATTTGCTCTGTCATAGCGACGAGAGCTTGGTTCTGCTTGTCGTGGTCGTCCAAGCGACGAGTATGGTCTTTCGTCTGCTGCTCCAAAAAGCCTAATCGCAATTCCAATGAGTTGATTTTGGTTGCTTGCTCAATGCTTTTCGCACGCAGAACATTATAAAAACCGTAGACTGTTATGATAAATCCGCCCACGGTCATTAAAAGCTGGTACTCTGGTTTCAAATGATAATCACCCCCTTTCTAGCTAATTGCTTATATTAGGCAGCACGATAGTCCACGCCCCGGATTTCAGCATATCCTCTGCTGACTGGCCTGTGTAGTTGTAACCGGTCATGCCAGTATATTTAACAATCGTCCGTGTTCCCTTTTGCCATTTAGGATTAGTATCGTAAGGATAGTTAATTGTGACGAATGTCGGCCCTGTGTATCGTTTGCCATTAACTGGTGCATCAATTTTCTGCGCCAAAGCTGTGTAGCTGTTGATGTCAAGACCACCAGAGATACCAAGAGCGATGTAAGTGACAAGTTCGAGCAATTCTTTCAGCTCTGCACGCTGCAGAGTAGCTTCTTGCTCTTTCTTATCTGCTTCTTGGAATTTCTTCTTGATTTCCTCGTCCTGCTCTTTCTTAGCACGGTCTGGGAAATTCTCTTGATAGACGACTTCAAGGGCTTGCTTTTCCAGTTCTTCGACTGGAAGGTCAATCGCTTCTTTAGGAAGCAATACTGGATAAAAAGCGCCCTCAGCATTCGTCAGAATGACATGAGTGCCCTCGACTTCGTTGTTGGATGATGAGTAAATCCAACTCTTGCGATTAAATTGTAATTTAGACATATAACTCCTTTTCTTTGTTTAAACAGACCAGTTAATCTGCGTGCCAATGTATTTATCATTAGTTCCAAGCAAGGTCATGACTCCGTCTGGATTTATTTGTAAATGCCTGTCGTTACTTGATCCGTTTTCGAAAACCGGAACATTTAACATGGCAGCGTTACCTTGAATGGGGGTTAGTTCGCTTGGTATGCGTCCAAGACTGACATTTCCTGTGACATCTCTTATCTCAATCCTAAGCGACACGATATCTCCCTGGCGCTTGTAGTACACGCCTGTAGTACCTGTAGAAGTCCATTCTGCGCGTTTT